TTAACCAAAGTAGATCTATCTGATCCTGAAAACGTTTTAGACAATCTAAGAGGTTTAAGGGAAGCAATAGAATCTCAACAAAAAGAATTAGACACAATGGATGTGCAATTTGAAGCTAAGAAAGAAGCAACAAAGAAGATGATGAGTCAAAACGTAGAAATAGAAAAAGCAATAGCTGAAGCAGAAAAACAAGCAAATGATTGGATAGAGGTTAAACCTTTAAACAAGCCAGTAGAGATGCCGTCTCAAACGGAAACTACTGAAAAGAAATAATAGTCTTTTGCAAAAAAGAACTAGGGGTGGGTTTATGATAATTTTCCCATCCCTCTTATAAATGGTAGTAAATTATCACAACGTGAGAATATCATAAGGAGGAAAAAATGGAAAATGAAAAAGAAATCAAATACTTTAGCATGTTCACAGGAGTCGGAGGATTCGAGCTCGGTCTCAATTCTATCACACAGTCCAAGAACGAACGATCCAAAGAAGGGAGGCAGCGGTCCATTGATAAGCAACAAGCATTGCTTCACGATAGACAGAACGCCTCATTTAGTTGTGTTGGGTTCTCAGAAATTGATAGATACTCAAGCCAACTCCTCTCAAACAAATGGCCAAACACAAAAGCTGTAACAGTTAACGTAATTAAAGCAATAACACAAAAACTATGGAAAAATATAATTTAGAATGGGTACCAATAAGTGAAGTAATTCCTTATGAAAAGAATCCTAGAAAGAATGATCAAGCAGTTTCAATAGTAGCCCAAAGCATAAAGGATTTTGGGTTTAGAGTTCCAATAATTATAGATAAAGACAACGTAATAATCGCAGGACATACAAGATTAAAAGCAGCTATTAAATTAGAAATGAACGAAGTACCAGTAATTTGGGCCGAAGACTTAACCCCTGATCAAGTAAAAGCATTTAGAATAATGGATAATAAATCTAATGAACTAGCAATATGGGACTTAGATTTACTTAAACAAGAATTCAATGATTTAGAAGATACAGACTGGTTTAATTCTACAGGATTTTCATCTCAAGAAATAAGTAGAATATGGGATAAATCAGAAAAACTTCTAACTAGTGAGGAATCAATAGATAATTTAGGATATCTTGTTATAGAGTGCCCAAAATGTAAACATAGGTTTAGGAAAAAAGGAGATGACTGAGAATTTACTTGAAGGGTTGTTTATCCCAATTACAAGGGAAAACCCAACAAAACCCAACAAAAAGAAGAAGAAAAGACTTGCCCCAAGAAAGAAGTTAATGATCCAAGCTTTGTCAGAAGAGTTAGGAATTGTTACTAGTGCATGCAGAAAGGTGGGGATAAATTCTTGGACACATTATGATTGGTTGAAGAGTGATAAGGATTATAAGGATGCAGTAGAAGCCTTGGAAACTAGGAAAGAAGATGTAATTGAAAAGGCTTTTTTAAGTTTAGTTATTGATAAGAATCCTCAAGCAGTAATTCATGCTGTTAAAACAAAACTTAAGAAGCGAGGTTATGGGGATGAAATCAAAGTGGAAGGAAATTTGAATCAGCCGGCTATATTTAATGAAGTAACAAAAACTAGGGAGGAGATTAAGAATGAAAGAAATATCAGTAAGCAAGAAGCAGCAATTAATGCTCAAAGTACTGGATGATGATATTCATACAGAGATATTTATTGGTGGTGCAGCAGGTGGTTCTAAATCATTTACAGGATGTTATTGGCAAATAAAAAGAAGGCTTATGTATCCTGGAAGTAGAGGATTTCTTGCAAGGGCCCAGTTAAAATCGCTTAAGCAATCTACATTACTTACATTCTTTGAGGTTTGTCGTTTGTTGGGCCTAAAAAATGGAACAGATTTTCATTATAATTCTATGGAAGGAGTAATCAAATTTAAGAATGGATCAGAGGAATATTTGAAAGATTTGTTTTATTATCCAAGTGATCCTGAGTTTGTAAGTCTTGGTTCAACAGAATTTACTGATGGGTTCATTGATGAAATGGCTGAAATTAGTGAACAAGCATATCAGATCATTAGATCAAGAATGAGATACAAACTAGACGAGTTTGGTTTAATACCTAAGATATGTATGGGTAGTAATCCTTGTAAGACATTTATTTATAGAGAATTTTATAAGAAATGGAGAGACAAAAAATTAGAGTTTTACAAATCTTATATTCCATCATTTGTATGGGACAATCCTTTTATATCTGATCATTACATAACTAACTTGAAAAAGCTAGACAGAATTAATAGGGAGAGATTGTTAAACGGAAACTGGGAATACGATGAAGATCCAATGAGGTTGTTTGACTATGATCAAATAAATGATATGTTTACTAATGCAGCAATAAGAGGAAATAAATATTGTATAGTAGATCAATCAGGATTCGGAAGAGACAATTGTGTTATTTCTTTTTGGGATGGATTATTTGTAACAGAGGTTTTTACATTTAAGGAGGGAATCTCAAGTGATGATTTAGACAAGATGTTAACCAAAAGGAAGATACCAAGAAGCCAGTGCATAGTGGATGAAATAGGAGTCGGCTTTGGATTAGTAAAAGATTTAAAAGGAATAATAGGATTTGTAGCAAATGCACCTGCTTTAAAGAAAAAGAAAGAAACAAAGGATGATAAGTATCTTCATAATTATAAGAATCTAAGAAGTCAGTGCTGGTTTACATTATCTAAATATGTTAATTCAGCGCAGATTGGAATTTATAGAGATATAACTGAGGAGATTAAAAATTTGTTAGTAGAAGATTTAGAACAAATGAAACAAATAAATGCAGACAAAGATGCTCCATTACAAGTTATTTCTAAGAAAGAATTAAAAGAATTAGGTAGCTTGACAAGATCAACAGACGTTGGAGATTCATTCATGATGAGAATGTATTATGAAGTTAATCCAATAGCACCTATGAGTATAGGAATGATGAAGATATAATCCAAATCAATCCGAGATTTTTAGAAACCTATAAATAACAAGAAGTATTATCTAATTGATGGTAAGCTATGCAAAAACAGGTGATGTAAATAGATTACGTTCTGAAATTAGAAAATTACAAGATACAAAAAAAGATATTAGTCCATTTCTAGGAGTTACCAGTGGAAATTATTGGACACAAACAGGAATGCCTTGGGTAGGAACCGAAGGACGTAAAGCTGTATTAACTGAGTGGTTTTGGCAACCAGTAAGAGGTCAGCCAAGAAGAGTAGATACAAATGAACTAAGACAATTCTCTCAAACATTTTGGGTTAACGCATGTGTAAAAACAATTATAGATGAAGTAGCAAGTCTCGAATGGGACATGGTACCAACAGAAGGATATGAATTCGAACAAGTAGAAGTTTTTATACAGATGGCAAAAGAATTTTTAGAACATCCAAATAAGAATGGAGAAACATTTGAAATGATTATTAGAGCATTAATTAAAGATATTTTAGAATTAGATGCAGGGGTCTTAGTAAAAGTATTTGATATGAATTCTTATGATTTTGATGAGTTAGAAGCTAAGAGTGGAGCCCCATTGCTTAAACCAATAGGACAAAGGACCATGACAGAATTATACGCGCGTGATGGTGCGTCTTTCTTAAAGGAAGCAGATAAGTTTGGTTACATAAATGGTTACTGGCAATATTCTTATCAAATTCCAGCGCATCCAATGTGGTTTAACAAAGATGAAATTTGTTATATCTCAGAACAACCAAGATCACTTAGTCCTTACGGTTACGCAAGAACTCAAGCTGTTATGGATATTATCAAATCATTGCATTATTCTACAATTTATAATAAAAGATTTTTTGAAGAGAATCCAATACCTGATGGAGCATTAAGTTTATTGGATACAAATGAAGCTGAAATGAAAACTTTCTTAGACTGGTGGAATAGAGAATTTAAAGCACAGCCTCACAAGTTAGCGGTAATTAATAAAGACATTAAATGGCAACCATTCAATGTAACAAACAAAGAATTAGAATTCTTAGAAACACAAAGTGTTTATTTTAAATGGATTATTTCTATGTTTGGTTTAACACCTACAGAACTAGGTTTAACTGAGGACGTAAACAGATCAACAAGTTCAACTCAAGCTGAAGTAACTAAGAGAAAAGGGATTAGACCATTCTTAAAAATTTTAGAACAAGCAATCAACCAAGATATTATTCCTGAATTAAATCTTGAAGGGGTAGAGTTTACATTTATTTATGATGATCCAATAGAGAAAGCACAAAAGCTATCTAATTGGAAGATGGAGTTAGACATGGGAATTCGAACACCAAATGAAGTAAGACTAGAATTAGGATTAGATCCTATAGAAGGAGGAGATATACCTAATAATAGATTTGTAATGGGAGATCCATTTAGATCCAATTCACCAGGGATTCAAGGAGAAGAAGATGTATTCGCACAACGTGACAAAGATAGTAAACGAGAAGAAGGAAAAGAAACTAAGAAATCATTAGACAAAGATAAATTAGCAATGGAAAGATATCATGTAAATTTTGATATGTTAAATGCAGCAGAGAAAGATGAGATAGAAATAATATCTACTCAAAAAGGTAAAAAAGATTACAAACTAATGGGCTATGAAGATTTAATCGCAGAGCATAAAAAGTTAGTGGCTACATTAGAATCAAATAATCCAAACGAAATTAAAGCTGAAGCTGAAGAACAGAAAAAAGAATTAGAACAATACATTGCAGAATTTGAAGGTTTAACAAAAGCAGAATGTCCAGGGAGTAAAATAAGAAGTGAAGGAAGAGGCAGAGGATTAGGAACTGGCCAAGGACAAGGGCCATTAAGTGAGAAGGCAGCAGGATATGTTGCACCAGTAGGACAATATTACAACGATCAACCAATTTCACATAACAAAGTTAATTATGATCCTGTAATGTTTGGAATGTATCCTGAGAATCCATTAGCATCTCAAGTAGTTCCAACACATCAAGAAAGAAGAGGGGAAAATGATTATGATGAAATGAACAATATAAATTGCCCTTACTGTGGAAGAAATACATTAACAAATATCACAAGCGCAGATGATATAGGAAGACAAAATGAATACAGGTGTACAAATTGTGCAGCTATGATAAGTGAAGAATCATTATTTGAAATGCAAGCCTTAGATAGAATGAATGAGATGTTAACAACATACACTGATAGAATTATATCAAAACCAAATCCATTAACACCTAAAGGATTAAGGACAGAAGAAGAATTAACTACCAAAGAATTTGTAGGATTTGATTATGAAAAATCGTTAGGATCAATTATGGCTTATGTAAGAAGTGCATCTTATAGATCAATTCTTTATCATTATTTAAGTGATTTAACTAAGGGACAAACAGAAGAATTAATAAATGTGTTATACGATAGTATAGAAAGGCATTTGACTATAAAAGAAGTTACTAAGAAAATATTTGGAATAGTTAAGGATCCAATTAGATCACAATCTATAGCAAAAACAGAGGTAGTAAGAATAGTAAATGAAGGGGAATATTTAACATTGAAAGAACAAGGAGTCAAACGAGTTAAATGGAAAGTGGGACCAGAATATGGAAGTACACAAGTTTGTCCAATATGCGAACCACATAGAGATAAAATATATTCATTAGATTATGTCAAAGGGAAGATACCAGTGCATCCAAACTGCAGATGTAATTTTATTGAATATTTTGGAGAATACTAATGCCAACAACAACCTATAAATATCAAGCAATAATAAATAAGAGTAAGATGAAGAAGGAAATAGAGAAAGCAAAAAAATCAAATGTCCTAAATCCTGAGCAGACTAATAACATAGATGATTTTAATAGAAGAAAACAAGATCTATTGAGGCCAGTTGAATTCTTACAAATAGATATACTCGAACAAATTCTAGGAGAACTTAAAAGAATTAATAAGAAATGACATTAAAAGTAGAAATCAAAGATTTAGAAAAAGAAAAGTTTGTAGAAACAGGCGGAGATGTAGCTGTAAGAGTTAATGATGCAGTTAATAATTCTTTAGTGAGGGAAGAATATGACTATATAGCTTTGTCGCAAACAGCAACAGAAGATATATGGACTTATAAAACTGGGGGTGCAGGAGGAACAACTGTAGCAACTATAACTGTAACTTACACAGGTGCAACAAAGGCTACAATTTCTACTGTAATTAGGAGTTAAAATGGCATGGACGCTGAATCCTTTTACAGGAAAATTAGATTTTTATTCTGCAGCAGGTGTTACAGGTGCTACCGGTCCTACTGGTGCTACAGGCAGAGGACCAACAGGTCCAACCGGAGAAACTGGGCAAACAGGTTCGACAGGAAGTACAGGCAGTACTGGTGAAACTGGAAGTACAGGACAAACAGGACCAACTGGACA